ATACTAGAAAACATACTAGAAAACATACTAGAAAACATACTAGAAAACATACTAGAAAACATAAGGTAAAATTGATTAAATACGGCGGAACACCTATGCGTACGCCTACAGATAGTAAGGTAACTGGACGGAAACGGCTACAAGATGATGTATCCAGTCATAGTAAAAAAAAATCATCTGGTATAAAAAAAACAAAATTATCTATTCGCCAACCTAGTATATGGAAACGATTGTCACCTAATAAACAAACCTTATGCAAAAAGGTTCCTGCAAAAAATAATATTGTTGACAAATGCGATAAATATAATTCAAATCAATGGTTTCATCATAATTACGATATTACCAAGGTTAAACAAGAAGATTCACCTATTTATTCGTTTAAAGAAAATGACGACGATATAAATGAGAACACTTATAATGATTTACAAGATGGAATACATAATTTTATATTATATTTGGATGAAGAAAATGACAAATATATGCTAGTAACATCATTTTTTAATGCTATTGAATATGGGTCAAAACACAATATGATTGCATTACGCGAAAAAAATACACCTGATACATTTATTATTTCAGGCGAATTTAAAAAAGAGAAGGACAATATTACATTCCATGATGTGAGCTCACAATATTTCTTAGATAATCCTTGTAATATAAAAAAGCAAATGTTAATAACATCTATATATGATATTATGAAAAAAGAGAGATTAGATAAAGACTCGTTGACCGATACAAAATTAAAATACTTAAAAAAAACTATTATTGGGTTAAATAATTTCACAAAGCCAACTATAACCGAAATAAATGAAACAGATAATTTTGATGATTTTATTAAAGTATTAGCTAGAAAAACACCATCGGTTAAAGGTGTTATACATGAAAATTATAAAAATTTAATTACAAATCTTATGACAGACGCGTTTGAAAGAATATTTGGATTTAATACTGGAGATATTAAAATTAACTATGTTACTAATTTCAAAGAGACCGAATATAAAGAACAAAAAAATATTAATACATTTATGGCGACTATGTGTGATCCAGTTCATAATGTTGAATTTGATTTATATAATAATAGTAATTGCATAGGTGAAAAAATAGGCACCACTTGTTCTTAAATATAAGTTTCATAGAATAATAATTCATATTTAATAAAAAATTGAAAACATATTAAAGAAACTTTATATCATTAATACAAGACAACAAACAAAATGGCAGTTTCATACAAGCAAACAGAACAGAAGACAGTTGATGATAACATTGATAACAATATTAATGAGAGTTTCGTGTATAACCTCTCATTAAAAGATTATATTTTGAGAATTCTTATCCTTGGGTCTAGAGACAATAAATATTCTCAGAAAAAAGGATCTTTATCGAATGAAGATAAAGATTATATTATTACACAAATTCAGGCAGGGCATGGGAAAGAAATTCTCGACATTGTTACTGATGTATATGTAACGAGTCGTGCTCCAAAACTGGATATTGCGCTCAATGTTCTAGCTATTCTTTGCCGAACCAATACTGATGTAGTATTGAAGGAGCAAAGTCTTCGTGTATTGAAAAATATCAGAACGATTTCGCATTTATATTCTTGGAAGAATTTTCACGCAAATGTTGTTAATCCAGCAACAGGAGAAAAGACCAAAGGTTTCGGTCGTGCTGTTAAGCGTTCTCTAAATTCTTGGGTATTAGAATATAATGATAAGGCAATCGATCTAGCTTATCAAGTTACCAAATATCAAGCACGCGAAGGGTGGTCTTTCAAAAATATGCTACAATGTACGCATCTTTCCACAAAAACTGGAGATGACCGTGTGTTTGCTGAGCCTAAACAAGACACTACAAAATCCATCGTGGCTCGTAAAAAAACTAATAAAAATAATGTTCCTCCAACCGATATTGATTTGGTATTGCGTTATACCGTTAATGGATTTAATGCAATGGATGATTTGGCAAAAAAATGGTCTTTACAATGCCCCACTTACGAATACCTGAAGGCCGTTAATCAGGCTAAGCATTGCGTCGCCGAACAAAAGGATATTTTGATTGAACTTATCTATAATCATAAATTAACGCGCGAACAAGTACCTACTTGGGGATTAGCTAATACGGAAGTATTGACCGCATTGATTGCGAATAAGAAAAAAACGCGTGTCTCAATGCCTCTTACTGCACTGCTTCGCAATTTGGGGAATTTGTCTGCACACAATGTTCTGGCCGATCAAACGATCCTTCAACTAGTCATGAATCATTTGGTAAATCCAGACACTATCAAGTTTTCAAAAATTCATCCGGTTAGTGTTTTGACTGCTTGGTTTACCTATCGCAATGGTCATGGCAATCATGGTCATAATTCATGGATGGTGGATCCAGATATTGTGAAGACATTAGAAAAAATGTTTTACTTGAGTTTTAAAAATGTTGAACCGACAGGTAAACGCATTTGCTTCTTGATTGATTGTTCTGGATCAATGTCTTCAACTTCATTGTGCGAAGGTGTTACCTGTGCTGAATCAGCCGCGCTATTGGCGATGATTTTTGCGCGAAGTGAAACAACAGACGAATCTAGCCCAGACCATTCGTTTTATCTATTCACAAGCAAGTCTCGACTAGGGTATGGTAGTTATGGGACAACTGGATTAACTGATGTATCTGATGTCATTGATGCAAAAGCAGACTTTAATAGTGTATTGAAGTCATGCCAACGCAGTGACTGGGGAATGACAGATATTTCAATGGGTATTATGGAAGCATTGAAATACAAGCGTAAGTATGATGCGTTTGTTGTAATTACGGACAATGATGTGAATAGTGGCATTAGACCAAGTGAAGCAATGAAAAAATATCGGGATGGAATGAAATTACCAAACACAAAACTCGCAGTAGTCGCAACACTAGCATCAGATATTACTATCGCCGACCCGCTCGATAAAAACATGATGGATATGTGCGGGTTTGATTCACATGGACCAAAGATTCTACAAGATTTTATTCGTGAATAAATAATAAGATAACACAATATGCTGATTATAATCAGTTATTAAATATCTTTTTGTAGTATCTATTTCACACATTAAAGAATCATAATTATTGTATATTTTTTTTCCATTATATACAATCATTTTCCCCTGAAAAAAGGCAATTCTCATTATATTTTTATTATCAGGGTTGTTTGGATTGTCTACATATAAATAATATGATTTCCCTAATTCTGGAATTATCGTTTCCCTGTATATGTCCATTTCATCAATGTTATTTCTACAATGATGTACTATATAATATCCTATCATAGGACACTCATACGGAGAACCATCAATGTTTTTTAATGTTAAAAAATAAGGATTAGATACAAAAAAATCAATAACTGTTGTATGAACATTATAATTCCATATTTTTTTTAAATTAAAAATTTCACTAGATATGGACCATATATAATTATTTGGTAATTCGTCATTTTTTACAGATTCAAATTTGAGAGGTGAATACTTAAGTACAATAAAAACTTTATCAGAATTTTCATAAAAGCCAGAATAACTAACATTACCTTTTATAACTTCTTTTTCAATATATGTCAAAATAGCATACTTTATTTTTTTTACCCCATTTATTTCAATAAATGAAGGCAATGTAATAAAAGATACTGTTGTTTTCTCTGAATTTTTTAATAATAAAAATTCGATGAATGGATATAATCCATCTGTTCTAACCTGATATATGCATAACATTATTGGTTTTTTTATTGGAAAATTTGGGTTTTCATTTTCATTTGGAATAGAAACTACATATTTGTTTTGAATAGAAATATTATTTTTATCATCACAGCATTTCTCTGTATCGGTCTCTGTATCGGTCTCTGTATCGGTCTCTGTATCGGTCTCTGTATCTGTACTTGATACATCTATTATCTCATTTGGCAATATTTTATGTATATTGTCAAATATGTCTATTATCGCAGGTGGTTTTTTATGTTTTAACATTATAATACTGTTATACATTTTTTACAGTTTTATGCCGAATACTTTCTTTTACATTTATTTCCCGATTCTCTAAAATATATTGTACAACATCATCTGTTGGAATATTAGGATTTTTTTCAAAATATTTATTTAAACATTCAACTAAATGTTGTTTATTAATTGGTTTTTTAATATTACTCTGAGTGTATATAATTTTTCCATCACTAATATCAAGACAATCAATCTCATTTGATTTCATAATTGTTAACAATGTATTTGTATATTCGGTTTTCTTTTTTTTTCTGTCCTTTATTTCTTTTTGCAATAATTGTATTTCTTTATCTATTTGTAACCAATTTTTAACATTTTGAGAAAGCCTCTCTTTATTTGTTGTAGACATTAATAGATATATTAATACTTATTTATATTTTATTTATAAGTATTATTTTTATAAGTATTAATACTCTAAAATAATCGATTTACCAACTCTTTTTTTACACCAGTTATTTTTAGTCCCCTTTCTTTTAACATTACCTTTAGTTCTGCCACACTTTTGGTTTTTAATAATTTTTCTTTTTCAGGAGACCAGTCGATAATTAAATTATCTTTATTATGTTTAATACAAACATTTCCATACTCACTTTCTATGCAAAGTTTATTACAAGGCATTCCCTTTTTTTTACCAGTTTTTACTAAATATGAACATTTTGGCGAAGGCAAACACAATATTTCCGGCGAATTAATGCCATTTATTTTCTTAATTGATGGTAAAGGAATGTATGGCAATAATTTTTCAGATTTATTTCGACAATAAGGACAAATAATATGTTTTTTATTGTAACTGCCTTTATTCAAATTATTTATATTTAAACATAATTCATTATAGATTGATAGATAATTAAAAGAATGTTTACATGGCAGTGTAACCGAATTATAAGTTAATGGTTGATGTGAAATTAAACAAATAAGAGATTTTTCATTGTCATTTACATTATTCAATTCACTATAAAAATCAAAATTACAATCATTATCTGTAATATAATTTATAACTGTATTCATAATATAATATTATTTATTTATCTTTATATATATTAAATTATATGAAAAAAAAAGACTGGGGAAATGCTGTTTGGTTGTTATTTCATACTTTAGGTGAAAAATTAAAAGACGAATATATAGGTGAATTATCAGTATTAGTTTCACATATTACAAGCATATGTTATAATTTACCATGCCCTGACTGCCAAAGCCATGCATCAAAAACAATGAATGTGGTTAATAAAAATTCAATTTCGGCATCTAAACAGGCTTTAATTGATTTTTTATGGAATTTTCACAATGATGTTAATCGGAGAACAAAACAACCTTTTTATCCAAAAGAATCATTAGCAAAATATAAATCGGCAAATACATTTAATGTTGTCAATAATTTTATTAAAATAATGACAGCTACATCAAATAATGAAAAGACAATGTTACATGGTTTTCATCGTACTCGTTATATGAAATTATTTATAAAATATATAAATGAAAATATTCATAAATATAATATATAAAACCAAGTAATTATAAAATATAATATCATAATATGAATAATGATATTATCAATACATGCAATATGCCTATAAATAAAGTAAATGGGTGTATTAACCGAAATTGTTGTTCAGGATTTCTCTTTTTAATTCCAGCTATATATGGTTATATTATTTCGTATCCGGCTGTAATGATAGGGAGCATTATATGTTCTATTACTAGTGTTTCCGCCCATTATTATAAATGTAACCACAAACTATTAAGACTAATTGATATACTATGTGTTAACAGTATTGCCGTTTTTTTTATCCTATATGCTTTTATAAATATTGGTTTTAATGTTTATTCAATTACAATGTATTTATTTTCGATTGCAACATTAGCAATATTTTTATATTTAAAATACAATAATCATCTTTATGAAAAATATTATTTTATAGTTCACATATTAGCTACATTTGGTATTATATTCTATATAAAGGCTTATACCGAATCGGACAATTATAAACCATACAGAATGTTCAAAACATTCAATCCTTAAATTTTGTATTAAATCCAAAGCTTCCCGCGCACCAAAAGGTTCAAAAGTCTAACTAATATTGCTTGATATTAATTCTCCATTTTTATAAACAGAACATTTAAATGTTTGCTTGGTTGGTTTAGAACAAACGACATTGTTACTCTGAAGCTCATCAAAATAAAGAAGTGATTTATAGCCCGACATACTAAATAAGGCATACCAAATTAACCCAGATAAACCTCCAACTAATGCACCCAACAAAGTACCTGGATATGTACTACATTTATTTTGAACTTTAGTTATTATATCTACCCCGAGTAAAACACATAGAAACGCCAAAACAACATAATTCATTTCATTATTATATTTCATTGGTAATGCCAAATAAGCAAGTGTAAAAGCAATAATTACTGTTGTAGGGTATGGGCTGTTAAATCTTGATACATATGGTATATCAAACATGCTACACGAAAATGCTTCATCGTCGCTTCTTTCGCTTCCAATCATATTCATTAAAACTACATTTGCTATGGATGAAATTAAAATTCCGGCAATATATACTAAACCTTTTAGGTTTTGGTTAAATAATGATGTCATAAACAGAAAAAATATCAAAAGTGTTGGTGCTATAAATGAAAAAAATTGTAATATATTAGGTAATGTTAACGCAATAGCCATGTTATATTATATAATGTATATATAATATCACAAAATCAAATTATTAATTTAATTATACCTTTAACCATTTAAAATACTTTAAAATCCCTTTTCCTTTTTTTTCTTCTTCTTCTTTATAATAATTATTTGCGTTGTTAAATGCTTCATTCATTTCTTTTTCCTTAATTGAACATTTTTTAATAGCACACTTTTTCATTTGTTCACTCAGTTTTCCATATTTTGATTTTTTATAAAAATTATCAACACATTTCATATATTTTTTACATTCAGCTTTTTTACATTCTAAATCATCAAATACTTCTATTTCGGGACATTTTTTGTTTAATTGCTTGCCATATTCACCGGTATCGAGAATCGCGTCTATTTTTTTCCGAATATCACCGCAATATTTATCTTTACAATCAAAATATTCTTTATATGCCTGATCATTTATTTTATTAAGTCTATCTAGTTCTTTAACATATGATTCTTTTCCACCTGTAAAATATTTTAGGGATTTACCTTTTTTATGCTGTGCTTTTTTTACTCTTTTTGTATGTTTTACTCTTTTTGTATGTTTCACTCTTTTTGTATGTTTCACTCTTTTTGTATGTTTCATTATATAAATCGTATATAATATAATGAAACCCATTTTAAAATATTAATGGTATAACTTCTTCTATTTTTTCAACTGATATAAATGAAATATCAGCAATCATTGGTTTGTTACCATAAATTTCCATAAATTTATTAAAATCATTCGTATTTTCTTTAGGGTAAATAAAAGTTTTAACGCCGGCCCGTATCCCCCCAAGTATTTTTAATTCTAACCCACCAATAGCAGTTACCCTACCTTGCAAGCAAATTTCGCCTGTAATTGCCACCTCATTTTTTATGGGAATACCACTAAATAAACTATACATGACAATTGTTATTGCAGTTCCGGCAGATGGACCGTCTTTTGGTGTTGCGCCTTCTGGTACATGTATATGTAGTCCTTGATGTTTTGTTTCTTCTAATTTTTTTTGTAATTCCACCGCTTTTCCGGAATTTTGTACAAATAACGACCACGCTAAACTTTTGGCAACAGTCATGCTTTCTTTCATAACATCTCCTTGCAAGCCGGTTAATGACAAATCCAAAAAGGTATTGCTCGGGAAAAAAGACGCTTCAATTGGTAATATTCCGCCTTTACCAAGTGAATTTGCCCATAATCCATTAATTACACCAATCATTGGGTTGTTATGTATTTTTGTGGGTATAATTTCATTACGAGTTTTAAGGTATTTTGATTTAATATCATCGGTTGTTATAATAATAGGAATATCAATAGTGTTCAATGTATTGTTTTTCAATATATTTAAATTAATCTCTCCTATAATTTCAAACATAAGCTCTTTTAATTTGCGGACACCAGGCTCGGCAGTATAATCATTGATTATGTATTCTATCACCTCATCGCTAATTTCAATCATATCATCCAATCCCATTTTTTTATAAATTTCGGGCAAAATAAAATTTCGCATAATAACTAGCTTATCCTCTACATTTATCG